GGTGCTAATAACATTCGGTTGTAATAACCAAGCATGTTTCGCATCTTTCGATCTGGGGAAATCTTCACGTAGCTATCTTGAAAAGACTTAGTTAAATATCTTTTCAGGAATCCGATTTCATACAAATAAGGGGCTTTCATGCCCATTAACCTAAAACTTTCCATGATCTCTGCTAATTCTCGAGTAACAGTACTCTCAGGATTATCATATGATACATGTCTGGGAGCTGGTAACCTCTGGTAGAAATACCCGAGTTTATCAGCTGTTCTATTTTTGATATGTTTGCTTATTTTCGAATATAAGCAGATATCGAAGACTCCCCTAAGCCTCATTAATAAGCTTTGATTCAGCACAGATGTGATATCATCAAAATTTTGCATGATACCCTCCATAACTCTGTTGATTAGAAGTTTGAAGACTTCAAAGAAACTCTTGATTGTCTTTGAACCATCCACTAAGTTCATCACAACCATTTTCCGCGTAGTAGGAGCTCCTTTCTGGTCTCCGACATCCAAATACGCTTCTCTTCCTTCAATAGATTTCTGGTGGAATACAGTATCTGTATTCTGCAGAATCAACAAGATTTGTTTCAATGTATTATCATATGCAGCGTGAATCCATAAACGGACTTCATTGGCTAAATACCCCATTTTCTCTACTAGATATGGGTTGTGATAATACATTCCTTCTAATTCAATGGGTCTGTGTAACATCTGATTTTGTATTTCAGATGGCAAACTCCAAATGTCTTTTCCGTATCCGTAATATACGATCCAATTTGACCACAAAAGGACAGTAGATTGTAAATCATACGGACAATTACTAGTAACTAAATTGTATGATCTGCCTACCACTGATTGCAAATCAGGGCCTGGGCCTGTATTAGGGAGAGAGGTTCCGAGAGTCAAACAAAATTTGACCCAACTAGGAATTGAACACCCCTTGTAGTAGTAAGACTGCAATACTTCTGCAGCCCTCCCAAATCCGCATTTTTTAGTTGAACTACGTTGTCCAACGAATGCACTAGTGGTGAGACATAATAGAACAAAGTACTTCGCTACTTGATCATTAGTCACATAACAGATAGCAGAGCGGAATCCTTCTCCTTCTCTGTAAAATTCTTCATCTTGATGAATGGATTTGAATATATCATCTATATTTATATCCCTTAAATCACCGTTTGGTGCTATTAAGTCTACCATCAATATTGAATCATCTGAATGGCCTTCTCCTCTGACCACACAGTTAGGGAAGTACCTTTTGAAAATTTCGGATACCCAGAACAACCCTACTGCAGTTCCATAAGAACCAGCAAAGTTGTATACTCCGAGAGTAAACCCTGGAATCTTGTTATAGAATTC